ATGTATTACCAGAAAAAGTTTCTAAACCAATTACACCACTACCACTATCAGCCTCAGTTAAATTAAACTGTTTATAAGTTTTGAATGGTTTTATTGAAATATCACCAGATTCTATTTTTTTTAACACGTATCACTCCTTTAGTAAGAAAGATTCCTTATATCTAATATAAATATAAGAAAAAGCACTCATTTTTATTTAAAAAATACTTTTAAAAATCGAGACGTACTTTAATGATTGCTTCACGTGAATATGATTTTAATAACGGCTGACTTAATTTCGCAACTGCTAATAATTCATTTGCATTATTATACAAACCAACTGTAGTAATATAAGTTTTTGGATCCTTATGAAATGAAAGATTTGTAAATCCACCATCTGAAGCAGTAAAAAAGGTAGGGTTATTACTAAAATTATATTTTCTATTTGAAATTCTACAGAAAAAATGAGTTGAGGATATTTTTTCTTCTCTACGACTCAAAAATTGACCTGCCTCATTTAATGCATCAAAAAACAATTCAGCATTATTAGTATCAACACCACTCGTTCTGGTAGTTCCCAAAGTTAATCCTGTTGCTCCACTTTTATCTAATCTTTTTCCATTAAAAATAAGAACTCCCATATCTGGAAAAAACAGCCCATAACTACCAACAGTTGAATCTGTATTTTCCTGAGCTGCTGATTTATAAATAGTAGCGATTCCACCTTCAATTGAACCACTAACAATATTAAATACTCGTCCAGCTTGATTTACCTTTGGATTTGTTGTTGCTCCACTATCATCAATAAACTTAAATTGTTTAGCATTTGCTTTAAGTTCCAGTTCCCAATTTCCTGGATCCATCTTTTCTCTAAGTCTTGCTCTTTGTACCACAATCGAATATATGTACATGCCGTCATACGTATCAAAATTAAATGTTAAATCACTTGGAGGTAAAAACACCTGAGCCATCTGTGAATACATTGCTTTACTTGGACTATTATCTGTACCCTCATGAGTCAATATAGATCCACTTCCTCTATAATCACCATAACTAACTGCAAATTGAACTTCTGCTGTTGATGCGGATGGATCTTGATGATAAATGTCATAAAAATATTGACCATTACTTCCGCTTTGAACAGATGAAGTATAATATGTATTCAATTCTCCAGTTCCAGTAGACCACATTCCTGAAGAAACAACACTTTTTTGATTTTCAATCATAGTATCACCGCGTCTAAACCGTGAAAAAACAGCTGATCTTACCCTTCTTCGAAAAGAGCTTCTCCGACCACCAGGTATCTGCATAGTAGGAATGTTAGTATGTTCAATTCCACCCCAATTTATAATAAAATTTCTATTGTTCATTTTTATCTCCTATTATCCAGCAGTAGTTTCACTAGTACTTGCTGGTGGATTAACTGTTACTGAAACTGTATACGTCGTTCCAGTTTGATTCCCAGTTATAGTTAATTGAGTTGTCATCTCTGATACAACGGTTCTCGAAATTAAATTGACGGATTGCCCAACTAATACAACACTTAATTTACGCTCTTCATCTGTCATAAAAACTGGTGTAGTTGGTGTTCCCCCTGGAATACCACCTCCTGTTGCTAATGTCATTCTACAAGCATCAGAATTATGAAGTGTAAAAGTATATCCTAAAGCTGCATCTGATCCGTTTCTTGTATTTGGAGACACAGTTTGTGTAATTCCAGCTCCATTAAATGTAAATGATGGTGCTGGCAATTCAAGAATTGGCATTTTAGTTGTATTTTTTGGTAAAGTTGTAAGTTTATACCGCATAATCTGATTTTCATCTGGACTTGCTTCTAATAAAGGCATATTTTCAATAACTTCCCCATAATAATTAGTACCATTAGGATGGGTCACATCCCATAAAGTATAATCAATCTCATCGTCAGAAAGTGCGAATTTACTTATTTTAAATTCATTCTTTCCCCTTGCCAATAACTCTCGACCTTTTTTAGTTAAAATGGCATCTACAGTAATTGATGTGTTGTCAAGAAATCCCATATTTTTCTCCTGTTCTTTTAAATTTAAATAATCTTCTGGAAATTATTCAAAAACTTGAAATATAACTACTCACATATAAATATAAAGGTTTTGAATTTTTCCACTTTATTCTACTCTCAATTTAGAATCACTTGGATCTTGTGATACTAATACCGTTGGTGATGTTACTGTCAATTCAATTACAGACTCACCAAAAAGAGTTGTTTCATCAGTATTTTTACATCCCTCATAATATAATCTATTATATGAAATATTTTCTTCTACTTTTGGATCATATGAACTTCTAAAATATGAAGAACTATAAGGCAAATTTAAAGACTGACTAAAACTTGAACTAAAAAATAATTCCATCTCGTAATTAAAATTTGATAATCTTGAAGCAGAAATAAATGGTTGAACTGCTTCAACAAAAATATATTCTGGACCACCAAGTACAACTGATCCAGATTGATATTCTACCCAATCTCCATTTGTATCCCCAAAACGAACAAGTGTTGGTTGCTGTAAATAATCTGATGTATCAACATTACCATCAGAATACTGTTGATATCCGCCAGGAATAATAAAATCTTCTATTTGAATAAGTGATGTATATGTATTTTCATTACCTGTAAAAGTATATGTACTTGCAGTAAAATTAAGTGCAGCAGTATAATGATTGGGATATCCAATAAGCGATATATCTTCATCTATTGATATAGAAGATGAATATTTTGGCACTTCACCAGTTACTACTATATCATCATCTATAACTATAGTTGATTCATAAGATAAATTTTCAAAGTACGGAGGATTTCCAATAATAACTTTTGGACGTTCAAGTATGTTAGGTTCAATAACTACTCCACTAACTACATTTGCTCTAGCGGGCACCAATTTATTTAACTGTCCAAATATTGAAAAATCATAATTTTTAATAAGTTTTATATAATCCCAAAAATTATTTGGAGAAGTATATTTTTGCCAATAAGAATCTCTAACTAATCTTAACCTTTTATATGAAAGTTCCCACTTATCTCGTGGATCTCCAACATAATTATAAAAATCAGCTGCACCAAGAGCCATTATAATATCTTCATTAATTACATCTGTTGGAGAAAAATATATTCCAACTCTATTTGAATCCAAAGGAGCAAAATCCAAAGAACTTTTTTCTTTCCGTTCTGTAGCACTCAAATGTATAAATCCATCTGATCCTAATTCGATATAATTATTTTCAATTCTAATCTTATTGGAAGTTGGACGATTAGCTCCTATGTTTGGCATCGCCACTTTTAATTTATCTACAGTAGCAACAAAATGTGGTCTATTACTACTTGTATATCCAATAGCACTTCCAGATTGAATATAAGATTGGTCAGCACTTGTATCATCAATATCACCATCAAGATCAAGTTTTTTCTCATCATTAAATGAATATCTTAAAACCAAATCTGTATATGAAGCAGATATATGATTACCATCATATGATTGTGGAGACTCAACGTGATTATCAAATGAAGCTGTATTTAAAGTTGAATTCCAATATCGAAACTCCATCATATTCCCTGTAAACTGAGAGCCAAAGTCATCACTTGGTTTACCACCTATATATGCTATCTCATCCCCCACATAAGCACTATTATAAGAACTTTCTGTTCCTCCATCTATAGACATTGTAACAACCGAACTAAACATAATTTTATCCATAGATTGATCATATTGTTTTGCAAATAATTGATATTCATTATCTATTCCAGTGGAATCACTTCCTGTAATTCTTCTCATCATAACGGAAAAATATTTATCATTATAAACTGGCAATAATGAAGAACTTAATTCTTTATATCCACTAATCCCATTTAATAAAAACGATACATATCCATAATTATCTGTTGAGCCATTGTCAGTCAATCTAATTGCCCAATCTGTTCCAGCTTGTACAAGAGTTTGATTAGATCCAGTTGCACTTTTAAATCTAAATTCAACTGTATCTGGCTTTCTATTACTACTAGTATCATCTACCCAAGTAGTTTGAATATATTGTCCTCCTTTAAAATCAATTGCTTTCGTAAATTTTCGTAGTTGTAAATAAGATGGAAGTGCATCAGGTGGATCTGCTCCTCCAAATTCTTTTATTCTTAGTATAGAAGTCGATATCCCAAAACAATTAAGAACTGCTTTAAGAGATCTAATTGTTCCTTTAGTTTTTAAAATAAAAGGTAAAGTATTAATTAACCTATTTTGTATATCTTTAGCAATATCCCTATCCGATAATCCATGTGTAGTTACATCTCCAGAACCACTTACAATTTTACCAAGAGAATATTGAGATAAAGAAATAAGACTTTTACCATCTTCCATATAAAGACCTAATGATTTAGCCACATCAAAAATTAAATCTTTAGATATTCCAATTGACATATCATCATCTCTATTGTGAATGTCTGTCATATGTTTTATATAACCCCAAATATTATCAAAATATTCTCCAATCATATCCAAAAAATTTAGAAATAGAATATTACCATCATCACTAGCAACATGCATTGGAATTTGATTTGACAACATATTTAAATTTTTCATATCATATAAAGAAGTACTTTCAATTTGAGTGTTATACCACTCTGTAGCTTCTGATGAAGTTACTGGATACAAACTATATGGTTTACTTGAATTTGTTTTTGGCCAAGAATTATCAAAATACTCTCCAATGGAACTAGTATAATAAGACGAGCTCTCAAAATACAAATATTTTTCATATCCCATAAAACTATTTATTGTTTGTCGTTTTTTAAGATTCCAGCTAGCAACAATATCAGAAGAAGCACTAACTGATGACGAATAATAATTACTCTGGCTAGTATATAATTCAATATTTTCTAATTTAAGTTTAAAATTTCCAATTCTTTTTTTAGCAGAACTAAAGTTAATAAAATTCTCATAATTATTATAATCAACATTAAGATATGCACTTCCTACTGGATTACTTGCACTAAAAATTAAATTTTCTAACTCATCTGATACATCTTGATCATCCGTTAATATTTCATCCCAAGTTTGATATTGAGTTTCTAAATCCGAAATTGGACTTTCAAGTTCAGTTGTATTTGGATCTCGTAATATTAAAGCATCAATATCTTCATCTACATAATCTATTAATAAAATTTCATCTTCATGAGGTGGAATCATTTCTTGTACAACATAAGCAGAAGTTTTTTCAGAAATTCCATCTGGTAAAGGTTCATACAACTTATAAACTACTGAATACGGCCATTCCTTAAATTCACTATTATCTTGTTCTACATTTACAACAAGAGAAGTTTTATCGTTATCAAAATGAAGATATGTATCTAAATCTTTTTTATCTCTTATTCTATAATCTAACTGCCATTTATCAAATGGATATTCCCAAGGTCCACCTTCTCCCCAATCACCAGGATGCCTATTAGACCCCAAATCTCCTGCAATATGTCCTCTTATAAGAGATTGATCTTTCCATGTATCTTCCACTCTAACTTTCGTTTTATCTATAACATCACTCACAGTTGAAATAAATGGTGCATAAGATGGAATATATTCTACATCATCAACTGTAATAGTAAGTTCTGCTTCTGTTTCTAATCCATTATTATCAATTGCAGTACAAGTAACGATATAATTTCCCTCAATATCATAAAGGTGTGACATTGTATATGTTCCACTTGAATTATAAACTTGAATTTCATCACTTCCTTCCCACACGTCCTGTTGTTCAGTTTTTCCATCTCCAAAATCCCACTCTAAAAGTTTAACAACTCCATCAGTATCTAATGCGTCTACTGTAAATTCAATGGGAGTTTCCTTATCAGTTCTCCTATTATCAACAGACAAGGTTATTGTAGGTGGATCGTTTGGATATACAACAACTTCTCGTGCTCTAACAAGTGAAGTTCCATTTGAATAATTAATAGAAACTGTTACAGTATAAGTACCTGCTTCATTATAAACATGATTTGTTGCATATTCATCGACTACAGTACCATCTCCGAAATCCCACGAAACTGAGTTAATTAATGGCTCAACAATTACATTTATAGCACCAGCTTTTCTTGTACCATCATTGTATACAGTAACACAACTAACTGAATACGATCCTGGCTCATCAAAAGCATGATCTACATTTGGTTCTTCTGGAGTACTTTCAACAGTATTACCATCTCCAAAATCCCAAATATATTTTGTAATAACCGCTGGTGATGGAATACCTACAAATTGTTTCCCATATTCAGTGTCTCTATGTGCCCACTCATAATCAGATCCTGTCCAAACCCAAGCTTTCTCTGGACTTAACGCTCCTATAAAAACATCAGGATTTAAACTTGGTATCCATCCCTCAGGTGGATTCGATGGTTCATCTTCATCTTCATTATACGAACCTCCTGCTCCAAAATTAAGTTGGTTATTATTTAAAAAATTACTCCACCAACTCATTAATGGAATTTTAGTAGAATTAAATCCACCCCAATTTACTGTTCTTTTATTTTGTTTTATCTTCATAATTTTAATCAAATGGATTCCATGGGCTATTTATATCAATATAAACAGTTTTTGTTGTTACAGTTCCACCCACATTAGTTATTTTACAGGAATAATTTCCTTCATCACTATATCTTGCAGTATTAATTCTTAAAGTTGGAGTATTTGAAGTATATCTTCCACCATTAGGTAATTTAGATCCTCCCCTATACCATGCATAAGACACTCCAATTCCTGTAACTCTAAGTCCATGTATAACAAAACTTCGTCCTGGTCTTACTCGTGTTGAACTTGGAGAAGGCTGATTAGTAATATTTGGTGGATATGTAATATCAACACTAAAAGGTGGACCATCTGTATAAATATTTTTAGTAATTGGATATTGTCCAATTCTTAAAAGTTCCAATCGTATTCTATAATCATTTCTATTTGGAAAATTATTTCTATCTGTAATTCTTATTCCCCTATCATATCTACCTGTATTTGGATATTCATCTTCAATCACTTTCCATTTATTTAATTTCCCATTCCATAAAGATATTTTAATAAATCCTGATTCATTTTCGTCATCTCCTTTAGGAATAAAATTAGACCTCCAAACAGGTATAACAATATCTCCTTGACCAAATGATTTTCCACTTATAGGAATAGTAACTTTAAACCCAGTAGTATATTCTGGTGGAGGTGGTGGTTTCGGTGGAGCCCATGGGAGAACACCACTTGTTGTTACCCATCCACGAGTTTGTTCTACAGTATGAACTGGAGGGATACCTTCTGTTACTTCAGTTAGTAAACTTGATTCATCTTCTACAAGTATTGGAATAACATTCCTTTCTTCATTAACTACAAACGCATTATTAATAATAACTGTCCCCCCTACCATTTGTTGAGTAAATCCAGGATCAACTTCTGGTTTTTTAGTAACTCTTAATATAGTTTCATTTTCATCTGATGTAATAAATTGAATTTTACCATACTCATCTTCTTTAACGGGAGTATGACTTAAATGTGTTTCAGGAAGTAATGCAAAATCATTCTTATATTTATCAGAAATAATATCATATGGGGCTAACCTAATCTCTTTTCTATCTGGAGATATCTTATGAATCCAATACCCATAATCTTTAATAACCAATTCCTCTCCAATTTCACCATTTTCCTTATCTTCTTCATTTCCTGCATAAATTTTACCATCTACATCAACCCAATAAGATTCATTATAAATTTCCCCATATTCTTCAGGATTAATTTTCATTAAAACTACTTCATCTGAACCAGCAAGTCGTCTATAAAAATTATATCTAACATTATATCTTCCTTTATTATAACCAAGTTTTCTTAAATCTGCTCCAGGATTTAATCTTAAGCCACCCGAATCAAGTTGTAGATCTTCATACTCAACAATTTTCTTTTCAATATAAGTTCCATCAACATCATAAACCCATGCTTCGATAAAATCAGTTTCTTCTCCAAATGGAGGCCATTCATAGCCAGGATCACCAATCTCATGATAAGTTCCTAATCTTAATAATTTTTTATCTTCTTTATTTAATCCCTGTATCATATTTTATCTCTTTATGAAGAAGAAACTTGCCACTTTGATTCTAAAGCACCTATGTTTATAGTTACTATCTGTTCTCCTCCTCCTACTGTTTTTGAAAGTCTATCTCGTCCTCTCCACCAACGCCTTTGTCTTCTACTCCAATAACTTTCTGATCTAACTGGTTCTGGTGCAAATACTTTTAAACTTATCATATCTCCATTGTTAACTTCATCCTCACCTTGTTGCCAACGTCCTCCATTTATATTATATTTAGCATTTGGTCTAATTCTATGTTTGGAAGAATCACTATTATGAGCAGTTCCAGTTGATGAAATTGAAATTTTAATTGGTCTATTTATCCCAGTAATCATTACAGGATCACTAGTAACTTCTTTTGTTAAACTAGCTGAAGTTAACATTTTACTATTAAAAGCTATAGGATTCGGTATTACATCAGATATTTCTCCTGGAGCTTCTACTGTTAATATATCCCTTACTACTGGTGTTTCTGCTGATGTTCCCCAAAGTGTAGCTGCCCATTCTGGATCTATTGTTGCTGCAGTAAAATCTATAGGAACTCCAACCTTATAAATTGTAGTATCATCATAAGACATTTCAACTCCTGGATCAACAAGTTCTTCTTCTATACCTGGAGCTGTAGCTGGAGTTACTTCTATTGGAGGTTCACCCTCTTTTACTATTTTATGAATTTTATCAACAAATTTTGGACGCCGAATATTTTTTTCTGGTATGCCTGGTTCCCGAAAATCTGCAGCCCGTTTCTTTAATCTTACGGCAACATCCCGAGGATTTAACATTTTAGGAATTATAGTATTTTTACTACCACCCCATTCTATTTTAATATTTTTTTTCATTTTATTCATCTTCTTCTTCAGTTGCTAATGCCTCGGTAAGTCTTACCAAATCAAATGATATAGCTTCTAATCTTGCTGGTTGTCCAGCAGTTGTTATATTTCCTTCTGAATCTAAAACTTCCCCAAATGTAATCGAGTCTGGTAACCCAATTATCGTAGGACTTAATACCCATTCAGACCAAGTATCTCCACCATATAATCTATTAAACATGCCTCGGTATGAAATTTCAAAATCTTGTGGAGCATTTGTTGTTCTAGCTTGAAGTGCTGATATATATTTACTTAATCCTATATATCCTGCAGGTTCTCCATCTTTAACCCAATCCTGCCAGCCAAGGTCTATAATGTAAACTCTATATTCAATAATTGCACCAGGACATTTTCTTAACCGCAATCTCAACCCTTCAATTCCCCTTTCTGGATTACTAGCCTGTCCAATACCCCTATCACCAAACCAACGGTTAGGCTCCGAAGGACCCCCTGGACCAATCCAATCATCATCAGAAACACCCTTTATTTGAAACTGTACTGAAGGTTCAAGTGGAGTTTGTAATACTCCAGTAATTAATGGTTCTGCAGCGTTTACTGAAAAAGTAACAGGTTCATCTTGTAATTGATGTTGAGTTGCAAGAGTTTGTCCTGAAGGAGCTGAAAGTATTGATATCAGTACTTCATTATTACCATTAACTCCTGTTGGAACTGAACCTGCTTTTGCTGGTGTAGGAGGATCTTCTATAATCTCCTCTTCTATAGGACCTCCATTTATAGTAAAAATTTCAGATATATTTTCAATCTCTACACCACGATCTGGTAAAAGTGGACCATCACTTCCTATTCTTACAACTCGAGCTCTAAGTTTATAATCATTTCTTTCTGGATAATCACTTGGTATTAACATTCCACTACTTAATGCACCATCATTGTGAGTACCTTTATTTCGTATAATCCACTCTTGTAAATCTTGTCTCCAAATAGAAAGTTCAACATATGCAGTTGTTGAACTATTAACTCCAGTAGGAAGTCTATTAGTTGACCATTTTGGCACTATTCGTTGTCCTACATTGTATATTTCTCCTCCAACTGGAGCTTTAAGTGAGATAGTCGGTAATGTTGCCATTTATTAATCCCTTGATGTCCATTCTATTGGTTCTGACCAAACTTCGTCTCCAGAATTCCAAATTTTACAAATATAAGTTCCAACATAATCTGCATTTGCATTTAATTTTTCAAATTTAGGCTTAGTGGCTTCTTCAATTTCAACTTCATTATGATACCACTGATAATTTGGTGTTTGTCCACTAACCCTAACTTCACATATTATATGCCCACCTTCAGCAGAATTTGGATAAAATTCTGGAGTCTCTGTATCAACCACAACATCATAAGATTCTAACCATTCTGCCCAACAATCCATTGGTTGTGAAAGTATTGTTAGAGAAAATTCTTCATCTATCGTAGCTTCTAATTCAGCAACAATAGAATCATACTCTGCCCTAATATCAGCTTCAGTTTCTATCTTAGTATTTTGTATTGATACAGAAACTGCTTGATCTCTTTCCTGTTTCGCTTCCAATAAAGATTGATTTAAAGTTAAATCTGCTTCCCTTTGTGCTTCAGAAACTGCTTCTGAAACAGATTGATCTATAGCCGATATATGTTCTTGTCGTGTTAAAACTCCACTTAAAACTTCTCCTGTTTCTGGATCTACCACAACTATATTCTTAAATATATTATCTATAACTTTACTAAATTTATCATCCTTAGTATGTTCTTCAGACATTTTATTAATTGTAATATATTGATTTGGATGATCTAGAGCATCTCCTGTTTTACGATCCTCAAATGAAAGTAAAACGCCATTTTCATCTCTTAAAGTTGGAGCTACATTTGGATCACCAGATCCAGAAATATTTAAATTATCTATAGCTTCTTGTAATAAAAGTTCATATTCCCTTTCATCTGCATCATTCATGCTTGCCCAAGCGTCATTGTATTTTAATTCTTTTAAAGTATACGGCATAATTTATCTTGAAACTTTAAATGACCAATTTTCATCGAAATATTGAACCGTTTCATCCGCTCCGCTACCACTAACTACTTTAAAAAGTATTCGATAAAACCTTTCAGATTGCAATCCATTCATCCACAAATTAAAATAATTTCCAGTTGAATCACAACTTACTTTTGAACCATTGCCAAATGGAATAAGAACATCTTCCGTATGTGCATCTCTAATAGAATAATATGTACTACCACTTGGTAAGGTTTTTACTGTTAAATAATCTGATGAAGTGGAAAATGTTCTAACTGGATATCTTTCTCTACCAACAACTCTAAACTTTGTTTTTGAAGTTTCTTTATATTCTGGTCTAACCCCTTTCATATAAACTACACATTCTTCTAAATCTGTAGATGTTAATGGACTCAAAGATCCAACCGACCAAGTAGAATCATCCCATTCAACTTCTAATTTTGGTTGAAAAACAGTATGTGTTTCTCTTGAAAAGAATTTAAAATTTCCATAATGAATCGTATTACCTTCTTCAACATTAATATCTAAATTTCCGAAACTACCACTTCTCTTTACCATAAATCCGTCATTTGGAATTGTACTATCTATCCATTTATTAACAATGTCAGTCACATCCATTCTAACATCAGAAAGTTCATTTGTAAAAGATTGAGAAGCTTCATATCCAGTTCCAGTATACCAAGTACCTCCCCCAAGAGGAGTGGCTGTAGTTACATTAGTTCCACCTTCTAATGTTAAAACACTACTAAAAGTATTCCCTGAACCACTATCTACTGAAATACTATTTCCATCTGTTCCTGCATTAGATGCTGTTAATTCCAATATAGTTGTATCTGCCGTAGCATCCACTCCAATTGAAATTGCGTCAACTTTAGTTACTAATTGACTTACAAAATTAGCCACAGTTGAACCAGTTTTAAAATAAAATATTGGGCTACTATCTTCTGGAATACCACCAGCTGGATCAGCTGTTATAAATCTATATTCAGTTGCACCTACTGTAATTTGAACTTCATCCTCTGCTACAGTACCAAATGTTCCTATTATAGCTACTGAACCAGTTGCATAAGTATTTCCTATAGAAGTAATAGTACTTCCTGTCCAAGCAGTTGCAGTATCATCATTATCTCTGTATGTCCAACTTGCACCTTCCGTAACTATTGGATTAGAATCGCTCCTTCCTGATCCCATATCCCAACTTTGACTAGCTGGATATCCATATAAGATTTGTTCTATGTTTAATGCTTCTGAACCAGCGTCGTATAAATTAAGATAATATTTTGGATTAGTTATAGTTTCATTAGATACCGAAGAAGAAATATCTGTTAAATCAAATTTAATTAGTGTTCTAGAAACTGAAATTACTTCTTCTAAACTACTGCCAACTTTTTGTATTTCAAGAATCTCATCAAGTCCAGTATTCATACTTGCACTTGTTTCATATAATGTTGTATCTTTAGTTGCATATTCAAAATAATGCATTAGCTGTCTCCTCCTGCTGTACTATCTCCCGTAACCCTGCCTTCAATATCTTGATTTGGAAATTTAAGTTCAAATATAGCTGGATCAACAGAAGGATAAATTACTCCATTTTTTGTAGCTGATTGTATATTAAAAATATTTCCTGAATACCCATCAACTTGTTTATATTTATTATATACAACAATTGGCAAACTATTTGGATTATTAGCTTCTGGAGGAACAATCGCTGCTACTCCTTCAGCAAAAGAAATTTGTTGTGCTAAATCTACAATAACAATAGGTTGATTAATTTGCCACCTATCAATATTAAAAAAAGATTTAATCTTATTAATACATCTTAAAATTACTTCTTGTTTATTATATCCAGACTTTGTAATAATTGTAAATTTAACTCCTATATTAATAACCCAAGCATCCTTAATATTAATCGCGTCAGTAATCAATCTATATTGTCCAAGATATGTTTTAATATTTTCCTTTACTGCCTGATTTACAGTAACTATCTGTTTAGATGGTGTATACCCTAAAACATACAGATTTAATGCTAATGGATTTGATGTTTCTATTGCTTGAGTTGAAGGACCCGATGGCATATCATCCTCATTAATCTCATTAATAAGACTTGGATCTATTTTAAAAACTCCAGGACTAACTTGTGTCTGCATTCCACCTTCAAGTTGGGTGTCCTGAACAATATATGCTTTAGCAATATTACCATATTTTGGAGGTAAAGAATAAACACGAATTATATAATCTTCTTTTGTAACACATCTATTTTGAGACTGAAAATATTTAAGTGCATTATTTTTAACTTCTTGAATTGTTTCTGCTCCTCCACCACCACTTGTAGGTTCTGGATTAATTACCGCTACAGAATTTTTACTCTCCTGAACTAAAGCTGCATTTAATGACTGAGGAACTTCTCCATAAACAACATTCCCAAAATTAATTATACTTCCTGCAGCTGCATTATCATTAATACTTCCTCCATACATATATGTAACTGTTAATGTAGTATTAGAAGGAGCTAATCCATATGTCTTTGTATTCAAAAAATTTATAGGATCAAAAGCACTGTCAAGTCGAGTAGCACCACCTATTAAAATATCAGCGTTTACATTTCCAGGACTTGGAATTATTTCCTCATCTGGATTATCTGAGACTCCTGCTCCAAATCTCATTTCACTTCTACCGTCTGAACGAATAAAGGTTATAAATCTATATGGAGTCTTTAATAATTTTAATAAATATGGTGCTGTTTCATTAAATTGAAATAGTTCTGGATCATTAGTTGATATATTTTCCATATCTTCAAAAACTGTATCTTGTGCTAAAAACGGCACTTCTTTCCAAGAATTTCCATCACTATCTGTAACACTCAAAATCTCTATAACATTAGCGTTAGATAAAGTTACCTTATTATATCTAACCGCAGAACTAAAATCAAAAGTTTCTGTTGCTGTTTCTCCACTTTTTACTTGTATTGTTTTTTTAAGTAAATATTTACTTGGAGTTCCTCCATTATCTACTTCAAAAATAGTTACGTCTGTTTGGTCAAACGAACTTGAATTTTTAAAATTACAATTATCAACACTCCTATATTCAGTACCAAGGGTTGATTTAACAACAAGTCCTTCTAAAAGATTTAATGCATATCTCATATCAGGAGCAACTGATGCTCCACTTCCACTTGATGGTACAGTTTGAAACACATCAAGTTTGCCTACAGATGGACTACTAAGTCTCGGTCTATATCCATAACCTTGTGCCATTTCAAACACAGTTTTTCTTTCTTCAGCATATGCTAATAAAGATTCTTTAAATTGTTCATCTATATAATAAGATAATGTATCACCAACATATGATGCCATTTCAATAAACATCATACCTGGTGATGCTTCATTAAAATCATTATAGGTGTTAGGATAATAAATTTTTGCAAATTCAATTAATTGATTTCTAAATGATGCAAAATCCTTATTTAAATATTTTACTTCCTTTACTACATCTGCACTCTGGTTATACGCCATTTCTAACTCCCATTTTTTTATTATTCACCAGTAGCTGGATAAACTAATTCCCCCCTTGAAGAATCAAAATTCAAAGTCAAATTAGTATAATCACCTGGATTTACCGCAAGACTAAATTCAAGTTCAATATTAACTATATTATCTACAAAACTAATATCTAATTTTGCTAGTGAAACGTGTGGCATCCAAGTGCCAATAGCATCACTAATAGAAGTTGATATTGCATCTTCCCAAGATCCTTCATCTGCCATAGGCTCAAATACTGATTGGTGTAACAATGATCCAAAAGTGGGTTGTCCAACTCTTTCTCCTGGAATAGTTAATAGTAAATTTTTAATATTGTGCCTAGTTTGTTCAAGTACTGTTTGAGTTTGTTTAAAAAATCCACCATTATGTCTACCTAATGGAAAACTAAGTCCTATCCAAGTATTTGGATCTAAATCTTTTTCTCTAATACCAGCCATTTATTATCCCCACTTTTATTTATTAAATTTTTTCATTAAAGAACTATAATCTTTTGTTAACGCATCTGTTACATGATCAGGAACATCATCAACATTTTTACCTCGTGACTTTATAGATTCTACTGCTCCTATATTTCGTTTATCTTGATCTGATTTTCCATGTCCGGCCAACTCATTCACTCTAGAAGTATCATATGTTCCACCTCCCATTACAGGATATGGTTCTTGACCATCTCCTTGTGGAAGCCCACCAACAGTTTCATTTAATACTTTATTTAGAACTGTATTTTCTGTATATTGTTTATACTTTTTTGTAGTTCTATTTTTTGATTTAATCGTAACTGGATCCGAAACTAATTCGGTGAGTGAAGATGATTTATTCTCTTTAATAAATATCTCATTTAATTGTTTTTTCACTTCTTTACGAACTACTGTTTCAATTATTTTTGTCAATTCACTTTTTTTCATTGTATTGCCTCTTTATTTTTAAAATACATCTCTTATAGATTTTTTACCTTGCCAAACTACTTTACCTCTTACTTGGAAAGTATGTGGTTTTTTAACATTTTTAAATTTTGGAATAACTTTAGTTCCTAACGCAAATCCTGTAGGTAAATATCCAGCAGAAAAAACTGGTATGGTCCATTTAATTTTTGATGTAGTTCCGAGTTCTATACTTTCAATACGAACTAACCCTTCTGCCTTACCCTGAATTTCTGCTTCCAATATAAACTTACCAATAGCTTCAGATAAAAGTCTAGATATTTTTTTATTCTTTTTATTCATATCTGCACGAAATTTACCCTTTATTTTCTTTGGTATTTGAGAATCATAGGCTTTTTTAATATCATTTGATAATCTTCTTATAGTAACTTCATTTATTGCCATTATCCACCTCCTACAGTTTCAGTAACCGCACTTACAACTTCAGTTAAACTACCTGGAATCTTTTCCAATGAAGTTCCAAACTTTCTTTCATTTACATATAAAGCTTTTTCATCATCATCTAAATTTTTAAATCCAGTATACATAAAAGTTCCTGAAACTGCAAGTTCTTCAGTGGAATCTCCATCAAAAAACAGTACATTAACCGAAGCTTTTCCAGATATTTCAACAACATCATCTGTAAAAAGATAAAGTGATCCACCAGCTGATAATGGTATAGTTCCTTCTCCAAAATGAGCTGGTTTACGATTTAATGTTTTACCCTTAGTATTCTCTGGAGCAAAATCTGGTCCTATTTGACCTGGTGAACTTCTTTTAACAAGTACATCAAAAAGACTTCCTGTAGTCATAGAAATCATTCCACATGGAGGTTCATATCCAATATTTTCAATACGTTCCCAATTATAATTTAAATCAGAATCAAATGGTAACTTCATTTGTATCTTTGTTCCATATAAAATGGGTGGTGGAGCCTTTAATTCTTCCATTATTTTATCAAATTTAGGTTTTAAATAATCTTTAATTTTATCGTCTAATTCTTCACACTCTTTTTTAACATTCTCAGCTGCAGCTTTAAGAATATCTGGCAACGGATCTAATTTTTCCTTTACATAATCCACTCCCATTTTTGCTATTGTAGATATACCAATAGTAGGTGCAAATGGTTGTGGTATCATAATAGCCTTTTGTATAACACCCAACAATTTTAAAAGAGACATAATTGTATTAAATACAGCTATTAATAATTTTAAAATTGCTATTGCTAATAAAATTTTTCCTATCAATTCAAGTAACCAAATTAATTTTTCCTTTACCCATCCTGGCAAATCAACTTTTAAATTTTCAGCTTCATCCAACTTCTCTTCTATTTCTCTAATTTTTTCTCTAATCGGTTCTAACATTGCCATGAGTTCTGCAATTTTTGATTGAATATATTCTGGCAAATTAAATGAAAGTAACCAATCAAGAAAATTTTGTGGATCATACTCTTCAATATTATCTTCAGCTTGCATCTTAAATATTTTTGCTTGTTCTTCTTCTAGTCCAGTATTAAGTTGATCAATAAGAGCCTGTATTGGATTTATGGTATCTTCTATAGCCTCAGGAATATCTTCAAGTGGTATTACTGCTACTTCTTCCTCAATAATACCTAATACCCACGATCCTCCCATTAAAATACACTCTCGTTCAGTTAACATAATAGTTTGACCAGACAATAATGTACAAACTCCCATTTCATCAGATGGACCTGTTGTCATTGGTTGTTCAGATCTAGAAGTTAACTCTCCCTCTTCTAATCTACGTTTTTCTTGTAATTCTTGAAGTTCGTCTTGTCGTTCTTTATTTAATGCCATTAAAATTGCCCTTATATTTCATATCCCTTAATGTGAATTTCTTCTATATTGTCCCAGTTTGTATTATCCCATAAATCATCTAAATTAGATCCTTCATTTACTATTGGAACTTCTGGATCCATAGCTTTTTTCTTATCTGGAGATACTGATTTTGGAGACATGAATACTACATCACTTAAACATTTTGAATCTATTGGATATCCTCGTATAGAAGTTCTCTTTGGGGATGGAAAGTGCCCTTGTAAATCTTCAATTGTTTTCTCTATAGTTCTTTTTACATCTTTTGCTGATCCTACCAATGGATCTGGTTCTCCTTCTTTCACTTGAGGAGCTTCAATTGTCATATTCATATGTTTCCACATAACTTTTAAAAATGCTGTCAATGTCATTACAGTTGCTTTTCCAAGTAATGCTTGTTCATAAGCAATCATTCCTGAAGCTTTAGCTCCTGGTGCTGAAAGACCTAATTCTATTCTATTACTATTTAAAACTATTCTTTGTTCAGCATCAACTATAAATTTTCTAGGTGTATTAAAATATATGCCACCACCACTAAATCCATACATCTTATCATATTTAGAATTAAAAGTTATTCCACCAGAATTAATTATTATTTGTTTACCTTTCCATGATGGTAGTGGTAATCCAAGTATTGAAAGTGATTTTCCATACCATTTATCACTATCCCACAATGCAGCTGGTGTTAAATTTACATCCTCATTTGTAGTCATCCAAATTGAAGATCCATCATAATTTATATTCTCCTTACATGGTAAATTATGATGTTTCACGAGGGGTTTCACTAGTCCAATAGCTCTCTCACCAAACATTTGTAAATCTGTTAATTGACCAGCTCTTATTTTAATATTAGGAGAATGTTTATATTTTTTCCTATTTGCTTTAGTGTTTCCTTTAACTATATTACTACTAAATCTAATTGTGTTACCAAATCTTCCCTGTATAGTCAAATCTCCTTCTTCTGGAGTAAGTTGTCTAATTCGTTGACCATAATCATGATAAACCTTACCAAGTTTTTCTATAAAAATTTTATTTTCAAATTCATTAGGATCATCAATTTTACGCAACATACTATGAACTTCACTTAATCCAGGTACAACACTTTGATTTATCGAATTACGTAAATTTAATTTTTGAGTATAATAAAGTTTTCCCAAATAATTTGCAACAATAACATACTCATGTACCAATGGATATTGTTTTATATTTGAATCTAATGGAAAAATCCATTCTAATTCTTCAACGCTAACAATTCCCTGTTGACTATAAACCATTCTTGCTTTAATTGCTCCCAAATAACTAAAATCTGGAGTTTTATCGTCAGCCAATACAAGATTATTATCTATAAAATCTTGTGAATCTAAAATAATCCGTTCTACTTCAGCTACTTCTAATTCATAAAATTCCTGTTTAGATATAGTAGCCTGTTTAATTAAACTATATACAAATGGAACTTTTGTAATTCCACCTTTAAACTTACTAAAAATATTTTTAGTAGGACTAGTCCACCATGCCATTTTAATTTTCCTTAACTGTTTGTATATCTTCTGTAATTTCGTCTGATTTCTTTTGAATATCTACAACTACATCATCTATACTTTTGAGTAATTGTTCTTTCTCTTTGTCTGATAAACCAAATTCTGCCTCTGAACCACCCTTGTTTTCGGCAGCAATTAATCGTTGAACAACAGTTGCCAATTTGACAAGTTGTTCATCATTCTTCACATTTATGTCCAAATATTCTTTTATCATAGGAATTAATTGTATAGCCATATCCCCATCCTTGATAAATCCAGCAACTTCTCTAACTAATACTTCAAGTTGTTTTTTATTATGAACGGAATTATCATATATGTCTTTAAATAATGAAGATAGTGATTTACCCTCAAATAATTCGTAATCTTGACTCATTT